TGTTTGTGGTTAACTATGGATATAGAATACCAGAAATAGCTCAGAACACAAGAGAAAGTAATAAGAACGGTTCATTTTCTTTGGAGAACTCTGTAAAACTGGCAATTTCAATCGGTGGATTTATGGAGAGATAGGTGGCATGATCGACAAAGCCAGATTATTTCCAATATATTAGAATAATCCTCATGGCGTATTTCAACTTCGCCGAACCCGTAATCCAGGCAGGGTTAAGGGGCGAGCTGACAGTGCCGCGGGGCAATATTTGCATATGACCGGGCGGCATCTTTTTTATCTGGGATTTTGTTGCTGGGTTGGATTTTCGCCATTCCCGATTATATTCCGCATGGTAGGACTGAAAATATTTTTGATATTATCGGTCGCTTTTTCCCCTGCGCTTTTACCACCTCACAGCCGTTTTGAGCTGTTTCCTTCCCGCCCCTTATACTGACGACCCGGATTTCCCGGTACCGGGTCTATGGCCCCACCTGAATCCCGCCGGATTTTCTCACTTCCCACAATGGGGGCATTTCCCGCCACTATGTAAAATTTCGTCAATTCTTTCGTGGGCGTGATTTAAATCCTTGCAGTGCTTTTTGTCGTGTTCTTTGATGGTGGTTTTCAATTCTTGTATATCGCTTTTCACGTCCATCATATACCAACGGACAAACCATCCAAAGGCAATGGCAATTCCCCCGAATATCCAGACCGCCAAATCCCATGTTAATTTTACTGCCGGTATTTTTTCATGCATGAGGTCTTTCATCCTTGCCCCATTACGGGGTGGTTATACCCAGATTCATGTTTATGTGGTTGACCGCATCCGCAACGCTGGTCACGACTCGCAACAAAACCCCTTCGGCCCCTGACCCGGCGATGGCTGATGTCAGGTTATCACGTTTCCATGCGAACGGCAGATCGAGGCCAATTTCATCTTCGGCGGAATGATCCCCTACCAAACTTGCGACCGGAATATTCCCCGGAGTAAACGCCGCGGTGCTGTATGTCCATCCTATTGAATTGTGTGCAAGTAATTCCAATTCAAAAGACGAATCCGCCGCATTTGCGAAACCGTTTAAATCAAAATCCCGCAATGTGAAATCGGTATTCTTGAAATCTGTATACTTAGCAAACCCAAAATTAAAATCAGCCGCGTAAGCCGTGTGGCCCGCTCCGCCTACGGTCAAGGTATATGTAATTTGCCCTATCCATTTTTTTGCAGTTTCAAAATACTGATTGGTCGCCATCGTGGTTATATCTGCGACTATCGTTTCCGAATCCGTGGCTGTCCTTGTCCCTTCATCTGCGATAGATGTTCCGGTGACTACAATTGTGACGGCTCCCGCCCCGCCAGTTGCAGTTCCAGCCCCCGCCGCCACAAGCAAAGCATGTGCCGCATAAGAAATATTTGCGGTCCCGTGGACCTGAGTGGTCCCAGATTGAGAAAGATTTGCATCTGCCGCCGGAGCATCATAATAACCCCCGGTGTAATACGTTCCCGCCGGTAAAGGATCGCCGTTAAAATTAAACATAATATTCTGACTTCGCCGCCCTGCCTCTGGGAGCCAAGCCGCCCCGGTGAATGTATAAAATCTATTCTCATCATTCAGCCAAAATGTCCAACCTTCGACCGGCGTAAAAAACTGCCAGATAACGCCATTCCAATACGCAATGTCATCGGCGTGTGTGGCCCATATCCCGGTTGGGGCCGATCCAACTATATAGAGGTCGCCCAATGTTGGCGAACCAGGAGTTGCAGAAATATCCTTGTCGATCAACCCGGCTCTTAAAAGAATTTCATATGGCGGGAATCCCCACGCGGTTCCATCGAATATTATTTTTTTATTCTCTACATTTGCAAAAAACGTCCATCCCTCCAGCGGTGTATAAAATTCCCATGTATCCAATCTGAAAACGGCAATATCATCTTCCCGCCCCGTCCATGCGCCGGTTGCTGTCGGCCCGACAATATAAGTTTTTCCGTCATCGCCAGGTGACGTTAAGGCTGGCGGGGCTGATAGCGTCCTGCTGGTCAATCCTTTTTTGAATAACTCGTCCGATCTTATAGCCTGCCACGCTGTCCCGCTCCACTTAGAAAAAATGTCTCTATCTTTTATCCAAAAAGTTTCGCCTTCAATTGGCGTTAAAAATGTCCATGCGGTATCCCTGAAAATTGCAATGTCATCTTCCTGCCCCGCCCATGCTCCCGTTGCGACACTGTCGACAATCCATGCCTGTCCATCTGTTTCACCGCCGGGAGGTGCAGTTAATCCTTGGCTCTCAATCGACAGCCTGCTTAAATTCGTTTGGCCTTCTGGTATCCATTCGGTCCCGTTGTATAAAACAAAAATGTCCTCATCTTCAATCCAAAACCTCATGCCCTTTTCAGGCACTATGAACGTCCAACCGCTTGACCGGAAATATGCGATGTTCCCGTCCCGCCCCGCCCATGCCCCGGTTCCCGTTGCCAAAACTAAATACGTCTTTCCGTCATCACCAGGCGAAATAAGGACAGGCGGGGCTGATAACCCACGGTCAAGAAAAACACCATGCAAAACTCCGTCAATGATCTGCAAAGATTCATTGTGCGTCACTTCTTTCTGGCTCTGGTTTACTTCAATATCGGTAAGCGTGAATCTCGGTGTCATGGTTGCCATTAAATTATTTCCTCTCGTTTGAATCCTCTGCCTATTATGGCAGAAATTTGAAAAACTCTTATGGTCAACGGGTCTTGATTTGATCCGAAATCTGTAACTTGATCGGTCGCCAGATAAATTGTTGTCTCCAAGGTTAACCCAGTGATGACCCTGACAACCGCCGCCCCATTCATAATATCAACCTCATAAGATTCCGTTGACTCATTCAACGGAACGTCAACCAAATCTTTCCACGCCCCGCCGAACCTTGTCCGCCTTCGCCATGTGATAGTAATATCCCCGGCCCCATTCCTTGCGCCCTTGACGTTTGACGGGGCATAAGGGAATTTTACTTTCCCTATATTCGTGTACGGTTCGCTTATAATATTGTCAATATTCTGCCCGATGGTAACGGCCTTGAAATGTCTCTGTAACCCTATTTCGTCAACGTCCCTTGGGAAATGCTTTGTATTCCCGTCCTGAATTTCCCCGAACTTGGTTCCGTCAATTCCCCCGGTCAACGCCGTTTCCGCCGCCACCGCCACGTTGCCAGTGCCATCACTTCCAGTTGTATTCGTTGCCATGCAGGCGGAGGCGAAAAAGGCATCACTGTTTACTAGGTCTATAACGTCCTGAGCCGTTTTATTTTGATTGTCGGGGGTGACCACGAATCTAATAATGCCGTTCGCATCAACGCCGGACTCCACGAGCGGAAGATTATCAATCGGGGTCAAAAATTCTATTCTGATTTTATCGCCCCGTACTCCATTCAACGTGCTGGTAAATGTTATAGAACTTTCCCCCGGAACCGATCCGATGTCCACGGTGGAAACAACGTCAACTGTGTGAGAATTAATTTGCAATTCCGTTCCACGCCTTCCACGAAGCAACCCGGTAACATCGTATGTCCCGTCCCCGTTATCTGTCGCCGTGGTCCACTGTATATATTCAACGTCCCCATTCGGGTCCAAAAGAAATCCAGCATTTGAACCGCCCAAAACATCTGGCTTGGATGCGGAAAACAACGCTCCATTGGCAAGGCTTATTTTCATTATCTGCCCGGTCCACGTTGTGAAATTGGAATTCGATATGTTATTTTTTAAAACGCCGTGCGGAGTCTCAATGATGTAATTATCCAGAACGCCGAAAATTGCATCATCCTTGCTGATATAAAGATTCGATCCTTTCCACGAAACAAAACGGCTCTCTCTGGCAAGCGTGACAGAAAATCCCGTGTCATCATCTGCCGACCTGAGCATTGGCGCGTCAAGATAAAATATAATCGTATTCCCAATCGCAACCGGACCCACGTTTCCACGCCCCGCAAAACTTCCAGCTTGAACAGAATCAAATTGCCCGACCTCTTCCCTGTGTCCCTCGAAAACAAGCAAGCCTGATATGGCAGTCTCAATGGAATTGATTCTGAATCTGTGGCTGACTCCCTTTTTCACGAAGTTTAAAATTGTCCCGACCGTTACATCTGTGAACTTTCGCATGACGGTCATTTTACATTTGTCACGCTCAACCCAGATAGTCGAATGTCCTATTTGTACGGCCTTTGCTAACTGCTCCGCCGTCACCACAATGGAAAGTTTTACAGAATTTTTATCATTTTGCTCAATAACAAGACGCTGGCTCCGTTCAATATGTCCCCAATAATCGTTGTCGATATTCATGGCCTCGTAAATTAATTCTTGAGGCAAACTTATTTCGGTTTCACGGGTTATCTCTACCGATTCATTTTCCTGTGGCATTTCAACGCCGGACCCCATTTCAGATTCCAGCACTATAATTTCTTGCGACTTCCCCCGACTCTCAATATGCAATTTAAAATCTTGTTCATTCCCATCAAAGAAAAATAATTTCTGTAACTCGCCTATAGCATTGCGTATGGACTTTTGGTTTTTAATTACAAAACCCTGTACCTTATGATCCAATAGTCCACTGGTCACAATATCATTATCGGTCAAAATATTTGACCGCTTCAAAAGTGACCTGACTATAAATCTTAATCCGTCTGCTGGCATTATATTTTCATTAACCAAAAATGGATTGCGCCCACATAACGCGCAAATGCGTGCACCGACAAAACTATGTAGAAATTTAAGACCACAGCCGCAAAAAAACCGTATGCCACGAAAACCCCAAACGCCACCCAAAAGGAAAGGCACAACTGGCAATTGAGAAGGCAATGCACTTGAGGCAATCGAAACTCAAAAAAATTTCTTGCGGTTTCAAATATTTTACCACGCTGGAAAATGTGCGTGATATTCTCCGTTACTATTCCCAATAAAATTAACCCGATAATTCCTTCATCCATGTCCCTTGGTCCTTTTTTGAATATTGTTCTGCGTTGCACCCTGAGCAAATCCAATGGGTCCGCATCCCTTGGGCAAACGCATCACAACTTGGGCAGACGCCCTTAACAAACATCCTACCATCACATTGTGGGCATTTTCTCTCCATAGGCTTTATAGGTTTTGAAATCTGCCCTGGATTTCTTCTCTGATATAAAATTTCTTTTATCGTGAACGCCTCCAACCCATTTTCGGCCTCTAATTTTCTTACACGCGCATTTATATTTTTTTCGTCCGGGTAAAGCAGGGTTGCCGCCTTCGACCTTTTATCAAAAGTATCAAATTCAACTTTCATTTTATTCCCTTTTTAAATATTCGGCAAATTTTCTGTCGGGAAGCATTCAGGGCAAGACGCTTTCCCCTCCGGGCAATTAATTTCTATATTACCCGATCCGCAACAAATATCCCTGACAGTTATCGGCTCCAACCCCGACAATTGTGCCCCCGCCACTGAACCGGGGGGCACAACGAGTTTATTATCTATTTTTATCAGCGTTAATTCTTTTCCGCTTGGATCGGTTGGCAACACATTCCAAAACTCATCGCCTCGCCTCGAAAAATCTTCATGAGTTATCGCCTCGTCATGAATAATTGACAAGAATGGCGGGCAACAATTTCCTTGAAGCAAATCATCCCTTCCCCCCCTTAAATCGGTCCACACTCCGGGGAACCATCCCCTTGAAATTGACGCCGATGTAAGCGTTCCCAACTGTATTCCGTGTCCGCCAGAATAAGGGTAGAATCCGTATCGCCCGCACTGGAACCACTTTCCGATGCCAAGGCATTGAGGTGGCGTAATATTACATGGCGGTTGAACACATTGCCCAGAGCATCCATTTGGCCCATTCTGCCAAGGCGTTCCAATAGAATTAACACAGCCTATATTAGAGTTATTTGTTTGTTGATCAGGTTGTATAACTTGGACTCCATTACATAATTGAAGAAGTGATTTTGTATTCTGAAAAAAACAACCATTATTCGAGTTTGAAATAGTCCCATTGTCGAACCATCGAGGCGACCTTACTGCCGCCTGAGTTCCAAGCGAACTTGCTTCGTTCACTCCCACTGGTAATACCGCGCATCCGTCATTTAAATCGACTATAAAATTATTATCACAGGTTCCTGTTTGGTCGGGGGCCGCAGTCACTATAAAGGTGTCGCCTTCATGTGTCAGTCCGTCATTTGGCCCGCCTATAACCCTCCATGTCGATGGGCAAAGTGCTGATCCTGTATGTGAAAATTCAAACGACTCATTGACCATCATTAGATTATTTGTCGGTCCTAATATTTCGATATCGCTATCAAAACAGCAACGGCAAACCTCAAAAGAAAAATTCGGAACCTGATTTCCAAAATCCGAAAGCGGAAAATCATTAAACAAAACTGTGACTTGACCTCTATAAGCTGGAGCATTTCCGACCCCCTCAAATTGTTCTATGATCGAACTAGGCTGTTGACTTTCCAGCCCGGTAAAAAATTGAATTTCAGAGGTGTTATTTGCCTGAGTTTTATTAGCCGCCGCCGCCGCTAGAATCTCATCCTTGGTCGGGGTTCCGCTTAACGTGAAAGAGTTTCTCCCATCATAAATAATTTTCTCATTTGCCCAAATTCTCGCAATGTATCCCGGTGTCTCGCAGACGCTTAATAACATTGTAAGAAAATATGCTTTCTCATCCACCTTCTGCGATGGTGGTCCGCCCTTCCCGCCCGTTTCTTTCGTGGTCACAACTTCTTTTAAATCCGTTTTCCAGACGATGTTCCCGGCAGTCCGAACGCAACCAAAAACGATTGGTATCATTCCGCCCTGCGCGCTTCCCTGTACGCTCAAATCAGACAACCCCGGACCTGATACATGCGGCCCCTCTTGAGGATCAAGCGCACTCCCCAATGCAAACCCGATTGAGAAACCAACCGCAGATAACCCGAATGGTGCGCCGACAACCGCCCCGACTATTCCAAGTGCGTAGTTAGCCATTTATTCTTTGCCCACCCATTCCCAAGGTTTAAAATCATAACAACAAACAATGTCCGCCCTTAATTTCGGGTCAATACTATCTTCCCTTACAAATCTTGTCCGCATGTTTGCGTGTATCATTCCCTTATTCGTTTTTAATCCAAGATGTTGAGGCGACCCGTTCATTTTAAAAAGAATTATATCCCCGGAAACCGCTTCCTTGAATGTGATTTCCTTCATATAATACCGTAAAATTTCACGCATTGCATCGGTATCAATTTTTCGATTGTCATAATCGGTTCTGTCTTTTTTTACCTTCGCCCCAAACTCCCTTGCGATACAAACAAGTAATCCAAGGCAATCAATCGACTTTCCCTTTAACCTCCCCTGGTGTTGCCATTTTGTCCCGAGATATTCCCGCGCTGTTGTGACAATCGCATTTTTAAAATGAGGTAAATTTTCCTCAATCAATTCTTTTTTATTTGTCGTATGAATCAAAATCATTTTATAAGGTCCTTGGGTTTTGCGCTGAATCCTCTGGCGTTGGTATGTGAGGCTCCCCCCGGAAATTTTTTACATTATCAAACTTATCCTTGCAGGTAATGAACTTATAATCGCAACCTCGATTAACAGTGAAATTATCACCCGCATTTATTTGCGATGACATTGGAAGGAATAAATCGAATATCGCGCCAGCCGCCCCCTGATTTATTGTTAATCCAAAGCCGTCATTTATAAATGCCTTTACCTCCATCTGCCGTCCTTGATTTTCTCCGTTGATCCATGTCAAGACCCCAAAATCAAAATCTCCCGTCACGTTCAATGGCATCAATGCTAAAAATCTTTGCCTACTTGAAGCGGAGCTGACTACCCCGTTGAATGTTTGCCCTGCGCTCCCAGCGACCGTTTGTGTAATTATAATATTATTTGTTGACGGGGAAATTAATTCATTGGCCAACTGGATATCCGTTCCATTGACTCCGGCCTTCAAAATGATATCCCTTTCCGTGTCTGTCCCTGTAACGCTTGAAACCACCGCCGATAAAATTCTTGGCCTTAATTGTAACTTCGCGGCAAACAAATCCATTGTCGAATTTGAATCGGCGCTAAAAACTTGTGAGACTAAAATATTTGCGCCGTCTATGTTTGAAATCACGGCAGACGGTGGGGCCGTCCCTATTATCTGAAAACTGATTATGGCGACCGCCGTGTTATCGCCTACTGAAGTCACTCTTATCGTGTCGGTTCCTGTCCTTATTGCAGACTCCACATTAGGCTGGGCATTTATTTGCAACGCGAGGCCGTCAATTGTCGTATCGTTATTCGACGCGAAACTTTGAACCAATTCAACCCCGTCTATAGTGACAAACATTTTATCGCCAGAGGTTAATGGCCCGCCGACAATTAAATCATTTATATCCCGCCCGCTTACTTCAACGGATATCGTGTCGCCTGCAACCATTGGTCCCGCTACCTGAAATATCAATTCTTGGGCCGTAGTTGCCAATGGAATTTTGCATTGTAAGTCGCCTAACTTGGCACGGCATGACAATGAATATATTGCGCCAATTTTGTGTTGCGCCGCCGCTCCCAATGAAATTAATTCAACTCGAAACTGATTATGCTTTAGCTCAAATTGGCCAAGATGTCCTTTTAATATTTTCACCTGACCATCCCCCGGCCTTTCATAATTTACTTGGCTAATTTCAACGTCCGCAAAATCATATTTCCCGTCAAGCAAATCTTTATCAGTAATGTCAACGTCATCTATCCCGCCTATCGGAGTAAACCCGTCAACCTCAATATGTTCAGTATTAAATTTTGCGCTATGGCTTATAGCAGATGCAGAAAACCCGGTTCCCGACTTAAATAGCACTCCCAATACCGTTAAATCGTTTACCGCGTCCGTATAACCGAAAATCCTGCCATCCCTTCTTGTGACTTTCCATAAGGTCGAAATGGTCGTCACGCCGCCCTTTAAATGGGTCTTTAAATTTTTACTAATATCTCTCATTGTCCCCTTACCTCTGTCACATTCAAACTGGTATCGCCACGCTTATAATTTTCCAATGCTATTGAAAGACTTTCCGAATCAAATCTGACTCGCCTGAAATATTCAAACCCTGCTGTTATAACCGCCCCGTCTACCGGGATGTTTGTAAAAAATATCCGCCCGTCATTCGGATCAACCGTTGCGTTGTCCAGAACTCCATCAACCGCAATCAACACTGTTGTAATATCAGGGTGATTTATTCTTATCGCCTGGCTCAAATTCCCTATTGAATAAGTTTTTTGCAAATTATAAATTCCGGTAACGCCATCCCCTATGGCGACAAATTCATCATTTCTTGTTACTGCAATATTAATCTTGGCGGTCCTGAAATCAAACGGGTCTTTAACCAGAAATGTTAATTCTCTTCCTTTTGTGGTTTTAAAAAGAGAAATGATTTTATTTAAATCTTCCCACCTTTGAACGTCCTGAGTTAGGTCGAATTCGTAAATCGGGGTAGGCCATGAAATATTTCTTTGCTCATCCCCTCCACGATTTGCAATTATTTCAGTAAAATATCTTATCGTGCTTATTGAATTATAACTGAGCGTCAATGGGTATATTGGCGGTGAAAATGCTGAATCCAGAACAACGCTGTACGCTTGCTGGAAAAAGAAATCAGGAGCCGGGACAGGCGGGAGGCTAACCGTATAGACTTGCTGGAAAAAGAAATTCTGAGGCTGTATGCCTCCGCCTGCCATATCCATGAGCAGGAACCCGCCTCCAATAGCAACATAACCGCTTGCTGTGAAATCAAAATCGACCTTATCAAATGCGGGGGCTGTGTATGCCATTATATAGCAACCGGCGTGACGTTTCCGAATATCAAGGCATTGAATGAATCGCCAGCCGCGTCATCCAAGGCGACCACATTCACGTTGTCAATCGGAAGGTTTGAAATAGAAAATGCCCCGGTTCCGGCATCGGAAATCGCTTCCCCAAGTTTCTCGTATGGCGCAACCGCCCTATAAGCGACAACCGTCCTTGACACCGCCAAGCCATTTTCCAATACTGTCCCCTGCACCTTTCTGACCTGTTTCAACTCAAGGGAAAATAAGGCAAACGACCTTTGTGATAAATTTCTTGCCAAACCGACAATTGACAAATCCACGTCTGTATTTCTTAATCCAGCCGCTAATGGGAAGACTGATAATCCGTAAAACGGATAACCGCCCTGGAAAGATTCCACCGGAACATCATTGTCGTCACCAGCGCCAACAGGGTCAGAATCAATCTGGACATCATCAAGTTGCATATGTATAGATGGGATTATATTAAATCCAGCGTTCTGAGTAGTTGCCCCGAAAAGCATCATAAAATTTGAGTCGGCAACCGTTGGCGTGACAGACTTATTTATAAGTTCAACTTGCGAGCTGACACCTTGTGATGCCCCGGTAAAATCAACAACAACGTCCAAAAATCTATCTATGTTTAATGCGAATAAATTACATCCATCGTATTGCAAATTTGTGTTCGCGCTGACAGATTGAAATTGAAGATTAATTGTATGCGAACCGGATGGCAACGCAGGGTAAACCCTCATCAACCTATCAATATGCTCGTCATCCACTGAATTCGCATTTTCGTTCCTCGCTAAAGTCTCAGCAGGCTGAGAATTTGAGCCAACTGTCGCGCTATCAAGCGATGTTCGATACTTTATCCCGTCCACATTCGTTGCGGCAGGCTGAACGGTTCTCATTTGTCCTAATATAAGCCAGTTCGCGGCTTGATCCGCATTGAATGTTATTGACGCTTTGGTTTCCCATACTGTATTGCTTACAACTTCATTGACATTTTCTTCTCCGAAAGCCCAATCGACATTTTCTATCAAATCATTCGTTAAAAGCATTGCGAAAAGCTGATAATTATCTCTGAATGTGGCGGGAGGGAATGCCGTGTCGCTTTGTACTTGAAATTCTATATCAACCGGAACCGATCCCGTATTCATCACAGAGACCATTTGGTATCCCGCGTATGCACCCCCGCTAGTAAATCCCCTACTTCCAAACGACCCGACTATCTCAACCCCTCCCCCCAGAACTCTATGCTGTATTTTTTTTGTTCCAGCACTATCTTGATTCTGAAACGACCCTCTAGCCATCACAAGATATCTTGAATTTGCAGTCAATGACGCGCCCGAGATAGATAACTGGGTTTGCCAGCTCCCGGTGACGCTACCCGGAGTCGATCCTTTATAAACGTGAAAGTGCTGTATTTCATCCATAATATTTTATAGTGTCGCGAAAAGACCTAAAATTGAAATGTCTTTTACCGTTCCCTGAGTATTTAGTGTAGGTAAAATTCTTTTTATCCAGACCGCCGCCATTTGCCCCGGACCTAAATTCCCGACCGCAAGCGCACCCCCCCTGTCCGGCGCGGAAAAAGTTACCCCCGTTGGTGCATCTTGATCTGTTAGGATTGTCGCCGCAATCCCGCTTGTGGCCCCGTCCCCGACACCCGCCGGATCAACTCCCAATTCAATCGAATCACCTCCAACCGCATCAACGTCAATAAATATTCCCACATTGAAAGCCGTGTCTGTCCCGTGAATATTTTTTATATAATGGCATCGGTATTCGGTCGCCCCATTAAAACTATCTGCGCGGTCGTAATCATCCCAATTCTGGTTTAATAAATCTGTTACCTGAATATCAGCGTCACTCTGATTGGCAACTGGCAATGAAGCGGTCACAACGTCAACAACTATCGACCCATTAATATTTGACGGTATTCTAAACCGCCCTTGGCTTGAAACGTCAACTCCATCGACAACCCCGCCGCCAACCGGAACCCACGCAAGGCTGTCAACGGCCCTGTCGCCAGTTATCAGGCTTATTGAGATAGTCGGTGGCGTTCCTCCTGTCACCGCAAAATTATCAATTTTGACTGGTGTTCCGCCAGCCGCCGCCGTCACCACAATGGTATCGGTCCCAGACCTTACGGCAGTATCAACACCGGCTTCTAAGGCGATCTTTACCGCCAAAGCATCGAGCGTTGCATTATTGCTGGTTACGAAAACCTGAGCCAATGAAACATCGTCAATGTCGATAAAAACTGAATCCCCTGTGACCAACGCTCCACTAAAAATAATATGCTCAACTTGCTTGACGGCAACGGCGGAAAATTCCAAAGTTCCCAGACCGGCAACGCTATTTGCATATCCATCGAAAAATGTAACGCCCGTGACGTTTGTCGGGGCATTAAAGCTCTGACTTTTTATTGGCCCGGACTGCACAACCCCGCCAAGGTTTCCATTGGTCGATGGAAGGAATTGAATGTTCCCCGCATTTAGTGGTTCAGCCATTTAAAACCTCTATCAAATCAAAATTACTGTCGCCGTTCTCAAACGCTTTCATGTTCAATCGTATATCGTCATTATTGAATCGGCAAGGTATATCGTACTCGCCCCCCCATTTAATGACCTCACCTTGAAGCGGAGCCGTATCAAAGAAAATTTTCCCTATTCCGTGGTCAATTCTGAATGCGAAGGTTTCGACGTCATCAATGCTTAATCTGACTGTACCCGGAACCGGCCTTGATATCGTTCTAATATTATCTATATTACTTTTTCCTGTGTCCTTGAAAAATGTTTTCGTCAATTGGAACGCTGTCTGCGTTCCGTCCCCGGTTCCTATCGTTTGATCTGAAATCGTTATAGTCCCGTCCGGGGTTGTGGTTGTGAATTCAAGCCAATCTTTGAAACGGTAAATCCTCCCACGCCCTCTGCAAATATGGACAAGTTTTATAAATGATTCCAATTCTAATTGCGTTTTGTTTGTCAAATTCACGGTAAAGCTGTTCCTGTTTCTTTCGTTCGGCGTTTCTCTCAATTCGTGACCACTGGAAATTTGCAACACGTCTGTTTTAAATCCCGGTCCCGATCCGCTTCCTTGACTATGGGCAACTGGCAATACAGGGGCTTCCTTTGCAAAACTTTCATTTTCCAATGCGTAGGATGCCGACGTCAATACTGATGGCGCGCCACGCTCTATTAATAGATGGTCCATGAGCAATGTCGGAACATCGCCGACAAATCTTCCGATCCTGAATTCTGTTCCGTCCGCATCATCCCAATCGCCTGTCATGACACTGGCCTTTGTAACGCCGGTCCCAAGTCTCGCGCCATCTTTATAACAACGCATGGTCACTTTGTCGTAGGTGAGCCTAAACCTTATCCATGTATCGCGGGCGAATCCCGCCACGCCGTAGCTGAATGCGAATGTTCTGACCAAGCCTCCCTGTGTTACTATAAAATTAATGGCATCATCTGCGGCCTCGCTCTGCGCTTCTATGAACCATGACTCGGTTCCAACTTCTCCCATAAATTGATTCCCAGAATCCGGCGCGGATGTAGGGATATAAATTGCAAACCTTATGTCAAACGTTCTATTATTTAACGGGCGCACGTCCTGCGGGTTTGTGAAATCGACTGACTTATCAATGTTAACGACATCCATATCAAGGTAGGACTTCCCGAATAATGGGTCTATCTTGCTGTTCCTTTTTATATTAAACACGTCCCCTTGTTGAACCACATTCCCCGGCACAAGATTTACAAAACTGGTTTCCGTTTCCCCTTCTTCAAAATCAGCATAAAAAACTCTGTCCCTTTCGATTCCCATTAATTAAATTTCCCCGCCCGTGAAAGTTGTTTCTGTTTCCCACTTGCGATTTGCGCCCTACTTTTTCGGAATGAATCTTGATCCTTAGTGATGATTGTGGTTTGGGCATTGATAACCGTTGTTCCGCCATTGTTCCCGCCATTATCGCCAACCGCAAAATTTCCACCTCCCCCGAATCTAGGAATAGATGCGCCAACCTGTTGGGCTGGTGTTCTAACTGTTACATCCTCCCCAGGAGTTGCGAAGAAAGAAACCAACGTGCTATCTGTCCCGCCGGACCCGCCTACCCTCGCGCTACCACCTTCTGCAAATCCAAAGAACCCCAACCCTGCTTGAATCAATCCGCCGAATCCACCGCCGCCTTTGCCACCCTGAGAAAGCGCACTGGTTTTAACTGATTCAATTTGCGCCCTAACAAAAGACCGGATGATATCTTGTGTGACTGATTCCACAACGCTGTTCAATGAATCAAGCGTGAAAGTTCCGGTTGATAAAATATCTGTCAATACATCCTCTGTTCCTTTCCCAATAGCATCCAAAACCTCTTGAACATCACCCTGAGTTTTCTTGGCTACATCGGTTGATGTTTCGCCGAACTTCATGACCACGGCTTCCTGAGCCAATGCAAGGTTGAATAACTTCCCGCCTGTGGCCTCGGAAATATCCGCCAACCTTTGAAGCTCATCCCCTAATGCCGCCTCCTCTCTGGTCAATCCATTCTGAATTCTTGCTTGATCTTTTGCAATTTCACCAGCTTGTTTGAAAGCCTCGTTTCTGTCTTCAACGGATTTTCTGAGGTCGTCATTTCTTTTTATAAGGTCTAATAAATCTTGTTTTCCTTTTGGTGTTAGGTCAACGTCACCTAATCCACGCAAAAGCTGATTGAGCCTTACCAATGCAGGTTCCGTGGTGCTCAGGTCAACAAACTCTTCGTTTAATGATTTTTTAATTTCTCTCAATCCATTAAGAGTTTTTGCGTCTGTCAATTTCTGGAAACCATTTCTTAATTTCTCTAAACTTTCAGGATCAAGTCCAACCCCATCGTTTTGCTCTGATATGCCATTAATGATATCCGAAAACTCTCTGGCTGATTCACTCGCAATGGATAATCGTGCAGTTTCATCTGCCATTGATTTTAACGCATCTGCAAGACCTTCAATATCTGCTTTTCCCGGTAATTCCTCGGAAAACTTTTTCGATTTATCGTTTGCCTTATCGAAACTATCCGCAACGCTTTGAGTATCCCTTGAAAGTTTTTTCTGGTCATCTGTCCCCGCCCGTACCTTGGCTGACATAGTATCAAAGCTGGCTGACATATCCACTATTGACTGTAATCCATTAGAAATAGATTTATCCAATCCGCCTATTTCACTATCAAGCCCGACAATATTTGATTCCGTTTTTCTTATTGCCGCATCAAGTTTTGCGCTGTCCGCTTGGAATAGTTTAGCAAATTTCTGAAAGGCGAGTGTCGCCTTTTCGTAGCCACGCTCAACTTGTAAAACTAATTTTATGATCCCGTTGAAAACTGTCCCAGCAAGAACAAACCCGACCTTTAAAATATTTACAAACGCGGTTGCGGCAGTCGCCATGAATTTTAGAGTCTGTATGAAGCTCCCGCCGTCCTGCTTGAATGACTCCGACATATCATTGGCTGACAACTTTAAATTCTCGAAAAATATTATCGCCTCATCTGAATTGGCAACCTCTTTTAGGGCCTGTATCATTAATTTTACTGTCGGGAGTAGATCGGTTCCAAGGTCAATGAATAATGCGTTTATAACGTTTCCTAAAAGTTTTGCTTGATTTGCAGTTGATCCAATCTGTATATTAAATTCATCTTGAAGGCTGGTTGCTTCTTTGAATGCTTTATTTGATGTGCCTACATTCTTTGCAAGGTCCGCCGTTGCGCCTGATAGCGCAAGGAATACAGGTAAAGCTCTAGCACCCTTTACCCCAGCTTCATCGAGGGCATTTATTAATTCTTCTTTTGGTAATTCATTTATCGACTCCGCCCATTTTATTACAGTTCCTATAGCATCTCTTTCTAAATTTTTCCTGAATTCTTTGACCGAAACTCCTGATTGTTCTGCGAATGTTTCTGTGTTTGTAATTAATTGTATGAATGTTTTACTTACTGCTGTACCAGCCAATTCAGCGTTAAATCCTAATCCTTTTAATGTTCCCGATAGTCCGATAACATCAGCCGCCGATAATCCTACCTGCCTGCCTACGACACCTATTCTCTGGGAAAAATTAACTAAAACTTCGGCACTTGCAGTTGTAGTATTTGCAACTTCATTTAATGCCGATCCGAGTTTTGCCGCTTCGCCGATAGGCAATTTAAATACGTTTGACAATTCGGCGAGTGATGTTGCGGCACTCTCTGCTGATAAGTCTGTGACAGCCGCCATCTTTGCAACGGTATCTGTGAATATGACTATGTCGGATCGTGCCTGAATTCCAAGTTGTCCTGCGATTGCTCCAATGTTGGCGAGTTCTTCCGCGGATGATGGAACGCTTTTTGTTAACTCTATGAAATCATCAGATAATGCCTTTAGCTCTTCGCCCACAATCCCCGTTGTCTTAGCGACACTCAGCATTGATGATTCAAAATCAGCCGCCTGTTTGATCGCAAACCCCGCGCCTAATGCCGCCGCAATGGTCGTGAACTTCGCAACCTGAATCCCTGCGGTAACGGCAGACGAACCGATGCCCTTGATGGCATTTTTTACAATCCTGGCGCCTTTTTGGGTGATGAGTATTTCTATGCGTTCAAGTGCCATTAAAGACCGATCCCCACGTTAATGGATTCCCCAACCTTGATAGCACGTTCCACGAATAAGGCAGGCTGTTGCTCGCTTGACCCATCATTCAATAGGCCAATATATTTTAGGTTGTTTGTGATGTAGATATCTTGCGATGGTAGGTGCCCCGCTATTATCCTGTTTGCTTCGTCAATTGCGGCAGTAGCGTTTGATATTTCTCCGATGCCAAGTTTTTTGCCCTCGTTAAAAGCATCCACCTTGCCTTTTTCTGGCTTACCTAAACTGGCCTGCCAATTTGACCGCGCCCGCCCTTCATCGACCGGAGTATTCAATATAAGGTCAGACACGACAACCAAAGCAACGGCACGTTGAACTTTCTCAATCTTGATAATCATTTCATTACTGAGCTTGTCGATCCTTTTCCCGAATCTTTTTAAATCGCTCATCGGCATCCACCTTATTTTTTTTATTCTTTAATTCCATTTGGTCCATTGAATGAATGACTTTCCATAAAAAATCAAACCCGTTGTCTAATGAAACCCCGTAACACCTTGCATATTCCAGAACCGCAGTCCAAGGTATATGCCCTCCAATTCTACAAGTTGACAGGGTATCGTAAGCCTCTACAAAAAAAACAAGGTCCGCCCTGATACTCGGTTGATCGCATCCGGGCGGTACAGGCTGGCCGCTTGCACGGGCGGCACGGGCGATGTCATCCGAATGCTCGCCCATGCCCAACCTATGATCCATGAAAGCGGTTATTTTCCCAATTCTGCCTCTTCAATATCTTTCAGAAACAAACCGTGGCCCATTAACCGCTCCCTGAGTCGGTCGAAAAAATCTGGGATTTCGGTAAATATCATAGCGACATTTTCCATTGTGAACTCCAACTCATCCCCGTTTCTACCAACCATCCCTTTCCAATCAAGTACTACATGGGATGAAAATACCTTGGCCAAAACTTCTCTGCCTTTTGCGTCCGGCAAATCTTCCAACTCCATAACCTGTTTCAACTTTTTTGTTTCACGGGCAAACGCTTCTTTAAATTTTACGTTTGAACCGCCTGCCCTTCTGCATAGCCACTGATAATCACCGAAGTCGATCCACAATCCCTCCTGCTCAATCTTCTTATCAGTTTCAAATTGTTTCCAGATGTCCGACATAAAACCTCCCTTAATTTTCGATGACTGCCAATCCCGCTAGACTGTTTCGTGATGCCTTTGAACGTGCATCGTATAACCGAGCGTTTCATGCTTCTGCGCTCCAAATTCTAGCGGCAAGGTAACGTCATTATTTTTACCCGGTACGGCAGGCGCACCTTGGGTATATTTGACCCTTGGCAAATCCATGATGATTGCCTTGAGGTCGGTTCCGTTCTCCAATGCAATATGCAGATCGGTTTTGGTATTGTTTAAAACTTTCTCGACAAGAGTCTTGTCGCCAAAATACGTTGAAAGGGTTCCGGTGATATCCGCCTCACCCGATCCAATATCAACAAGCCCAACCGAACCAATACCGGGGTTGCCACGCAACTGGTTATTGATTGCGACACCAAAACCAAGAACAAAATTGGGTCCGGTGACTTCAACCCCGCCTTCCCCGATTTTGGTAACGTGATTCGATGTGTTCATAACATCATTCGTGGGTGCGGCAATATCTGTCGCCCCTGAAAATCTCCCTGAATCCTGAATATTCGACTTAGTTCCAAGGAAGGTGGCAACGCCAGTCAAAATAGCCTGCGCCCCGCCTGTTAGATTCAGATTCCCAATCGTCTGCTGATTGAAATATTCATAGGTGACTGGCGAATGATCCTGAAACTGCCGCTCAATCGCAAAGGTATGCTCTACCACCCCATTTCGGATATAATCGCCGATCCAGCACTGTACCTGCAATGATCCAACCGAAGCCTCTATTGCAAATCCGGTCGGAACAATATCAAATCCGAGCGCACTTGTAGCAATGGATGAAATTCTATACCATCCGTTATTCCCAGGTATTGCAAATTGATTGATTGCAACCCCGCCGCCGATCTTGATCCATTCACCGACCACAAGGCCTAGCGTGGTAAAATCTAACAGCGTTGATGTCATTTTATTTCCGCCCGCGGTGGTTAAATCAAGATCATCCGCCGCGCCCTCAAACCCCACAACCTGCAACCTTGCTCCCGCCTGCGGAGCCGAGTTTATAGTGAGACCCAAGGCTCCGCCGACAATCGTTATTGCAGTTGAACTTACAACCCGGAATCTTTGGTTGTTTGGCGCATCAACAAACCCAGATGCCCTAACAAGATGACCGGCTACAAATGATGCGCCGCCAGCGTCAACCGCATAGGTGTCCGCAACGGTTCCGACATCTGTGATACTTGAATCGGCGGTCACATTCAATTTATCTGGTTTATTTATCCAATCCGACCACAACCCGCCTTCCCAAAGGTCGTCAAGAGCATCTGGCGAAACCTCGAAACCGATATCACCGCCCGCCTGCTGTCCGACCAATGGACGGTCTGAAATCTGCCTGTCTGGGGCCAATTCGTTTGATACTACAACCTGCGGGGTATTGGCGAGGTTTGGTGTTCCCGTGATTCTCAAGGCTTGAAATGCGGGAGCGGGAGGGGTAACTCCTTTCGTTACTTCCTTTATGATCCCAATGGCGACTCTATTTGTATTACTCATTTTTTTTTGAACTCCTATCGAAACTAAATTAAATTGTTTCGGTGAAGTCCAACCCCACCGCTCGCCGGTCCAACCAGCTTAAAATCTACTTTATTTCATCGTACTGAAAATCGAATAATATAATTCTCCCAGACCAAACACCATCCGGTCCAATTTCTCTTGACCGCCCGGACCTGAAAATGACTTCCTCCGGCGTGGTATTTTTCCCGTCAAAAATGTTAAGAACGTCCTGCACATATCCATCCGCTAAATCTGTTCCAGTTTCTTTTGGGACAAAAATTTGAACAATTACATGCCCTGTCCTTCTATATATGTTCGTGGTTCCAATCGTCTGCTGTCCGCCCTGCGGACTTCCATCATGTAAAACTGACAACCGAACCCACGGCGAATCTGGCTCAATTATAAACTTTCTGTTGTCCCATGCAATAGGAGTTTTATCGGCCCATCCCAGATCAAAAAATTTCTGGATTGATATCCTTGCCTGTGTGACCGTTGTGGTCATGCCAACCTCATTTGGAACGTGAACACCGCCTCTGCGGGGTCCGTTTTAAAATTCACTATCCTAAATCGAATGCAATCAACCTCTATGAAATCACTTTTTGACGGGCCAATGGCAAGATCGGCGTTTGCAATCAGCAACTTAAAATCCTCTGACTTTATAACCTCGCCATCCACTTGCCCTTGCTTGAAATTCGATTTAACGGCATTTATATTTTCATGTTTCACTTCGGTTGGCAATTCTGGGGCGACTCCGGGCTTGAAGGCTGTTAACGGCCCCACAATCCTGATATAGACGACCTTCAATGCAATATTACCGGTCGCTTTTATCGCGGTTCCAGCCGCGCTTTGCACTGTCTCAAATAATCCCATTATCGGCCCGTGGTCCCCTTTACTATCCCCTTTCCAATGCCTTCTGCAATTTTTCCGCTCATATCCTCTTGGACCCCATCAACTTCAACGCTAACCGAAATACCGCCCTGATTCTTTTCATAAATAATTTTGATCTTATCGAATTCTTTTGTGCTTCGATAGTCGTATATTCTGCCATCCGGTAACTCCGCATGGATAATCGTACATCCCGATAAAAACATCAACGCTAATAAAATAAGTTTATTCATCAATTGAAAGCTCCATCCCTTGCGGAAATTCTATCCTCGGTTGAATTCTGTATCGCCCCGTTTGCTTCCCACCTGACGGGGTGTTCTCCTTCCTCAGCTAATGTAAACTCGATATGAAATTGTCCAACGGCGTCCTTAACAACTTCTGCATCCGCCGGGAATACTTTTGTGAACTCTATGGCAACCGGGGGCTTGATCCTGAAAACCAGAGTGGTTGGATCAGTTAGAACCCCCGCCTTGTTCTTTGTCTCCACATTGAATCTTAATTTTTGCCCTACTTCAAAAATTTTATCTTTGGCAACTGCCATTTTTAGACCTCTATTGAAGCTGAAATCGAATCGACCTCAATTGACATTTTAACAGTACCCCCGGAGTTTTGCACTACTTGAGTGATATTCCCGCCAATTAATTCAACTGTGGATGCAATTTGATCTGCCTGAATATTAGCTTCAATGGCTTCCATTTCCAAAACCTTCGTATTCATTAAGGAAAGAATCTGTAAACGTGCAAAAATACTTCCACGGCGACCGATTATTGGCCTCCCGCGCACATCGAACCCGTATCCACGGGCAATAATCGACCCGCCGCCGAAACCCAATCCCCTGGCGACTATCATACATCAACCCGAATCCCTCTCTTGTCTGGATTGAATGTTCCATCATAAGGAGCAAACCCAGTATTGTCGGTCAGAGGCCATGCATAAAGAAGCGTGTCACCTGCTGGGTTCCACAATTCCAGGTTCCCTGTCACTGGGTTTGTAACCAACTGGTCGATTAGGGTCGCAGTTGCTATGGACGATCTTTTTGTGTCGAAAAATCCATCATCAATTATCGTGAGGCCAGTTCCGTTATTTGTGAATCCGCCTACCCCTCTCATTCTCAATATCCCGCCCGAAACGTCCGCATTTATGACAAGGTCGCCAGGGTCAAGATCGACTGAAACTATATTTCCAACCGTCATTCCCCTTAACTCTAATCCACCGGAATAATTTCGGAATCCAGCACTTGCGCCCGATCCAATTGTCGCAACCGGAACTATGGCGCCAGATATTTCAGAAAAACAATCTGCGAACGTAACATTTGCGCTCGCGGCTATTGAAAAATTTACCTGGAACCCACACGATCTAAATAATCCATCTAGTCCAGAAATTAAATTTATTCCGCAACACTCAGCCGCTATCTTTCCTTGCATAGTTCCAAGCATTACAACGGATTTAAACTTGCACCCGCCCACATTGAACCCTGCGATATCAACACTTGAATTGAACTCCGGCCCCTTACCCGTGAACGTCCAATTTTGCAGATTCTGCGTTAATACGATATCCGTGTTTACAAGGATAAACTCTGTCAGATTATCTCTGTTTGCAATGGTCGTCGCGTCCGCTAAATTGCTGGATGGGTTTGTTGGTGTCCCAATACCAGAAACGGTTCCCGCCGTTCCATTCGTTGAATCAATATAAACGGCTGGCAATAATTGAGTAAGGTCCAGGCGTGCAACCGATGAATCGACAAGGTTGGAAACTTTCTGCTTTATAAGAACCGTGAATGTTCCTAATGTCGGCACCACCAACGCCTCTGTTACCGGGGCCGTAAAAAGGTTCCCCACTATTTCCAATTCGTGGTCTGCCTCGTCAGGTCTTATCCTCCATCCATTTAGCATGAAGAAAGTTGAGCCTGCGTCTTGTATCGGAGAAATTGGGTCGCCGCCTATAGCTCGAATTGCAAGAGGCGATCTACCTAACTGGTCATCCATTGACGGCTTCACATCTTCCTTGTAATCCGAGTAGATATCTATCGCCACATCCAATGAGCGCACACCAACCTTGGCGATGAATAATTTATTTATATAATCAATTGTGACTTTACTTGCCATTAAACTGGATTCAAAAAATTATTATCAGTGATTTGGCTAACTGGTATTGTAATGTCCGTCCCCGGAACCGTGAATGCTAAAATATCATTGATCCTCAAGAAATCCACATGATGAATAAAAATATCTATACTTTCCGCCGCCGCCACTGTGAAGGCGTAATCCCCGGTCGTGTTTTCGATTTCATCCAGGACGGTTTGTGTTCCTGCTGTCAAGACGGTTACTTCGGTATTATTATTTAATCCAGACAAAGTAATCTGCGTGTTGTTTACGATTATAGTTGTCGCCCCTATTCCGTTCCTTACTGATGGCGTATCCCCGCCGCCTGCGATTGAAATTGTCAACGCCTTCCCAGAATTATTATAGATTGCCGCGCTACTGTTTCCAGATGCAGAAACTAAATTTGACCCCGGCGTGCCGCCGTATCCCGTAAACCTAACGCCTGTCAGGGTATGCGCTCCCGCCGCAGTCGCAGATGTAAATTCTATGGCGTGTCCTGTCCCGGCGGTATTGTCGAATAAATGGCCTGTGATATCCGAAGGATTTGATGAGGTGACAAACGGTATATTTATTGCAGTGCTATGAAGTTGTGTTTGACCGCCTGAAATAACATCGTTGATCGCTATTAGCGTTACTGCATTGCAGTTTGAAAATATTGGATTGGTAAGTGTAATTCCATTCGGAACAATGGTCACGCACTCGATAAACCTATCGCCGGACGAAGTTGATTGCGCCCCGAATGTTATTGTCGATCCAAAAATATAAATTCCGCGTGTGCTAATGAAAGCATCTCCGTTAGATAACGCAGAAGTGTTAAAAGAAAATGGAGTGTTCCTCGAAACTCCCTGCCATGTGACGTCAACGAGGGTTATGTTTGTTACGCCGGTCGTTCCGTTTGCAAAAATTATTCTATAATAATCGGATGCCAACGCCGTGACAATCGTGTTGCCACCCGCCCCGTTATTGACTGTGAAATTTTTAAACTTTAGTGTTTTAAGATTATCGTCAAGCCATGTTTCCTGCGCCGCCACTCCCCATATCAACGGGCCTTCAACTGTCAGGTCTGGTTTTAGCAATCCATAACTAGCCGAGTCTGCAGTCGCGCAATCTGCGAACGTTAGTCTGTCCCCAATCAATCCGCCTCGAAAGGTTATCCCCTGCCCGCCTGTTCCGCGCCGCACGGCATCGAAATAACAATTCTGCAAAAAAGCCTCAGCCTTTGATGCTGAAATATTTCCGGCATACCCAACGCGAGTGATGTTCGTGGATGGTGCGGTCCCAAGACTTGCCGCCGGACGGTCGCCTGCATCAAGATTTAAAACAAGGTGCGTATAATCACCTAAATATCCTTTGTCAATTCCGTCCATATAATAAATGGCTTCGCTGGAACCGAATACGTAAAAAGATATCCCCCCGACATTCACATTGCGTATGGGGTAAAGATCGCGCACCCAAATATGCAGGTGCATATCTGTGCGGGTGAATCCGGTAACGGTCGAATACATTCCGCGAAATTGACTGATTGTGCTCGGCGAGGCAGGCCCGACCGATCCCGAATGTCCGGTAGCCGCCGCGTTTGCTCCCTCAAGATTAATTACAGTTTCAGATGCTTGAGCATTGGCAGTCCCTATATTTGTAGGGGAACCCGGATTAAGAAGGGTGTCTGTTAACTGTGATGTGAGTGTAGCTGTCGCCATTCAAGGTCCAAAGATTCCGCGAAATAATTCACGCATAAAATTTAATAATCTTAAAAAAAACCCAATGCAATCGCCGCCTTATTTTTCAATATAGGCAGGGGTTATTTTCCATACTGTAATTCCTAATCTCAATTGCTCATTGAGGAACAAAAGCAAATTATAATTTAGAATGTCTTTGGGCTTCTCAATAATCAGGACAATCCCAGGCGAACGCCCGGTCATCAACCCGTAGTGCAACGCCTGGCCAACTGCCTCAGCCCACTTTTCCGCAAAATCAAATTCAATAGCATGGTATTGAGTTAGACAATCAACGCGTTTCTTGTCAGGCAGGCGATGTTCCATCTTCCCGATTTTACACCACGCGGATTGATATTCTTTTTCAAGGTGTTTGTGCTTGGCTTCGGCAGGACTAAAAAAAATGATAACCGCAAGGATTGTGAATGTGAAGATTTTCAAGATCATGGTCGCCCCTTTTATTCAGATTGACAAGGCATGGTCGCCCTACCCATCAACCATGCTCAATAATTTTTTAGTTTCATACTCATACCTACTCTGTGCAATGATTGGAGCAGTGAAGCATGAAGGTAAGCTATACTTCCCGTGTTGTCCAACTCTGATTATCTCATTTACAATCGGATGAGTACGCCTATGCCCGCCTTGAGGCCCGAACCAATACCAACATTCGACTGGATGCTTAAATTTATTTAAATCAATCCCGGATTCCAAATCATTTGCCCCGACAATATAAATCGGGATTTTGGTAGACTCTATCCACTCATCAGCGTTTCTGTAAACATTTAATTCAATTTCTGGTGGTACTTCAATCTGAATGGGCCGGTGGACAGCCTTTATGCAAGCAAGTCGCCGAATCCCCCACGCCTGAGCAGTGGTGAACCAATTTTCTACACCTGGGTCCCCCTTCTCAAAATAAAAACAAAAGCCTGACATAAACTTCCTTTCGGTTATGGATTTGCATAATTACGTTCGGTCGCGGCGTTGATTGTGAATGAAAGCCCAGTCGCCCTACTCACAATCTGATTTCTTGCCTCCGCAAATTGACCGCTTTCCAACCCAATCGCCCTGATAGCGACAGTTGCATTGGTAGCGGCAGTCCTTCCGCCTTGCACGTTGTTATCATAATCAAAATCAAAAGGAATGACCGCGCCAGAAATGACACCCGAAATATTAGCGGCAGAATTGTCTTGAACAATTATTGCGTCTGGCGTGTCAATTGGATTTTCGCCAACCGCGATAGCCACCGCCGTTTCTGCAACTGGGTTTCCCACGCCAAATTTCGTCAACGCAATTGAAGAGGTTGTTGGTGTTCCTGTAACGACATACGTTCCATTACTTCCATTCCCCACGCCTCCGGTGAATCCGGCAATATTTATATACTGACCTGCGGTGACAACCGGGAGGTTTGCGCCCGCCGATGTCAGCGTAGTATCCCTTCCGGCGGGAGCGGCAAGAACGCCATCCGAAACCGCCGTCTGCACGGTAAACTCAAAATACATTACATACTCCGGGGCCGTATCGTTTACCAGGGCCGCATTGAAGTTCAATGATCCGGCGGCAACAAACGGGAATGTTCTTCGCAGGCCAAGGTTATCGACAAACGAAAGATTATTTGTATCATTCGTGTCAAAGCCTTCGACAATCACGCCCGATCCGCCGCCCGCAGGATTTATAGGAAGTTTTTCTCCCAACCTTAGAATAGCACCTTCAAAGGCCGCAATCTCGCCAGCCGTTCTCCCGGTAACGACAGGGGTTAAAGCGTTTATATCTGCATCTCGCCTCAATTCTCTTTGAAGGAATTCAAATATTTGAAATTTACTTGCGACAATCGGAGCCGCCCTTTGAATTGTAAATGAAACCGTTTCTGTCGCCGTGAATGTCCCCGCAGAAATGGTCACGGTGGTCGCCGTGACATCACCTACCCCAGAACCGATGGTAAATACAATTCCTTCGTCTGATCCGTCATGCAGGGTGAGTGTTCCTCCTTCATACCGCGTGTCATCGACTATCCCGCCAACCGCAGTGGTTAATACCGTTCCAGCCGCAGTTATTGACCCGTCAACGCCTGAGTGAGTCCCTATGTCTGCCACTATCCCAAAATTGCGATTGGTCGCGCTATCAACATCCTTTGAATACGCGGTTTGGAAATACCTGATTTGCATCGCAGTATATGGCGCGTTGGCGTCAATATTGGCATCTGTTTCAGAAATATTTGTATCAGTGATATTTGAAAGAGGAAAAGGAAAAATTCTGTTTGAAAGAGTCGTTTCACCGATGGCAACCAAATTAGACTGATCGTATGTTTTCCCGTTTACATCGCCATCCCGAACGCGCAACCGAATGTTAAAAACGGTCCTGTTGTCTACTGCAAGCTGGACGGTAGTATCGTCCGCGTTCACGGTGAAAGGAATACCCGTCACAGTTATGGTTAAAGCGGCAATCGCTGTGATGACAAATGACCCGTTGTTCCCAACATCCTCAGCCAATCTCGAATTTACTTTACCGCCCACCTGATACCCGTCCGTCAAGAATGACCCGGCAGTTCTTGTTATTGTGTTTGACGTTGCAAACGCTGTGGTAGCACCCGGATTCCCGAAATCCTCATAAGCTAAAATAGATTCATTCACAGGCCCGGAGAAATCAAAATCAATCGCCGCTCCCGTATCCGTGTTATCAGTTCCGAAAGAATAATAGGCTGTGTCAGCCGCTGTGTCCTCGAATCCGCCCAGAGTTTTAATTGCAGGATAATCACGGCTCAACGCCCCGGTGATATCGAATTCAGACCAACCCGCAAGCCTCATCAACTTTCTTGACCTTACTGACTGCGGAGTATCGTCACGCATTTTCCAACCAGAAAATGTTGAACCGTCTGTCCCCCAAAGATATTTTCCGGCATCCGCATCAATCGTTGCCATTGGGAACGGAAATCGTTTAAGGAACTGGTCATTTTTCCACTCTTCTTTTATAAAAGAATAAAGAGGTTGCCCGTTCACGCCAGCAACGTCAAGATTCCCCTGCTCGATAAGCCACACTTCTTTTGCGCCGGTGTCGAAATGAACTGACTTTTCCGTGCTCGCCCCGGTCGTGCCGAATATTGATGTCGATTCAGCGGCCAAATTCACTGGGTTGGCTCCTGTTAATTTTGCGGCTGTGATTAAACTGGTTGTGGGTGCCCCACCTGTCTCAATATACAATCCGTTATTCCCAGGGGTACTTGAATCTCGAATTTCAAAAAACTCGCCCGCGGCAATCGCAGGGAGCGTTGCCGCACCCGCCAACGTGGTGACAGCCGCCGCCGAAGCGGTGAACGCAAGGTCGGCGACTACATTTTCAATCCCCTGCGATAATGAATCTGGGTCTATGATGAGTGCCATTTACTTTACTCCTTTTTAGGTTATCCACGAATCCGGCGCGAACCGGAGCCGCTTGCTTGAAATCTACTTATTAATTTGGTTACTTCGTCTGGGAGGACATTGGCAATCCCGTCCTTTGGTTCGATTTCAATTTCTCCTACTTTAAGGAGGTTGAATTTTTCTAATCCGGTATGCGATTGGATATCACTCCCCAAAAGCACAAGTGCTAATTCAAATATAGCCTCTTTAATTTCTTTGGGTATAATCGTTGCATCGACTTCAAGCCCGTCATCATCAAGAACATCAAACCGGGGCCATTTTAATCTTTGTTCGCTGTTGGCTTTTTCCCCGTTCCATATTTCCGCGTCAAGCACGGTGGTTGCATGGACCAACACGACAGGCTTGTCCGCCGTATCCGCATCGGTCCACGCTTGTTTATTGATTCGGCCATCGAAATACAATTCAGCATTGGCAACCGTATCATAGGAATTGGAGGATATCCCCCCCACTGCCGCATCAAGGGCCAAGGCCATAGTTAATTACCCGCGCCCTTCTTGGCTCCTGCTTCTTTTTTCTCTCTAGCTTTTTTCTCTACTGGAGTTTCAATCGTTCCGCCTGCGCCATGTTTTGTTTCTGGATTTGTATTCCACGCCGATCCAGAATTAGGATTGTCGCCTGTTTTTTCAGGCTGATCTTTTGCATCATCGCCAGAACCACAAAGCGTATATTTATATTTGTTGGCGTGATACTCCGAATGGTTCACAAGCATTTTTCGCTTGCTAATCGGATGGATACATTCGACTGTCGGAATTTGCGTAAGCCATGGATTCTTTTGTTCGCTCATTCTGGAACCTCGATTTTAAATTGATTAATAATGGTAGGCAAAAGAAAGGGGGCCGAAGCCCCCAACCCAGAAAAACTTAAACTATTGCGGTGTTGAACGCTCCAAATTCAGGGCGTACTACATCGCCTCCATAAAGAATATCCCACGACCAATTATCCTGCTTGTTGTTCCGGGTGACTTCCAGCCTCAAACTAAGGCCGGTAATCGGGTCAACAATAGCCGTGCTCACAACGCCGAGTCCATCACGGGCAACCCGCATTGGACGGTTGACGAAACCGAACGCCGTTGGATGTGAAGCGATGGAATGATAGGTAACGATCTGCGAGGCAGTATAAATAGGTGTTACAACCGCTCCATCCCCAATCGCAACTTTCGCAGGCGGAAAGATGTTCATGGTCCCAGCAAGAACACTCGCAACCGAATTGGTCACGATGTAGGTATTTGGGTCGCCTGCGAACTTCACAGTGTCGCCCGGAACCAACGTAGTTGAAACCGTTCCGCCGTCAATCGGAATAGCGGTCTGCCCAACGACAATTGCGCCATTGGTCAGAATGGTCCCCGCCTTCGTGCCGGAGACCAGAGTTTTCCCGGTCAAATTCTGATCCATGAACATCTGGAATCCGAATTTACGCCCAAGGTTTCCTTCCTGCAATCCTGCAAGGTTCCCGCTCTGGTCCGCTTGGTGGAATGTCCCCAATTTCAGCATTGCGCCTTCGGTGTCTGGATTCATAATGTAATTCAATCCAGATACCGGAGCCAACTGCTTAACCATTGCGGTTCGAGCATCCACGATGTCGGCTACTGCCACGGGAGCCGCAGACCCAACCGTGTAAGGCATCTTCAACAGCATTTTGTTGATGATGTAATTATCAACTTCGTTCATCAACGCCTTGATAGCCTCGGATGAATCGGCAGGCAAAATTCCTTGCTCGAAAACTTCCCTCTCTTCTTTGTCGGTGATGTTGAAGCTGGACTGCTTCCACTGGTCCATAGTGATAGGATGCAAATCGTGTTGACGGTCATTCCCGGTTTGCGCCGCTCCGGGGGCGACATTCTCTGTCGTTTTGGGTCGTGGTATGGAAATGTTAATAACCTGACCTTTTTGGGCTTCCTCAGGTCCGAAGTCCTGAGAAACCAACCTTGGCATGATTGAATTTTCACGCAAAGCCAAGGCTCCGAATTTTAAAATGTTCTGAAACAAATTGCTGAAATCGTTAGCCATTGGTCTAACTCCGATGAAAAATTATTGAAAAATAATCCATTGGAGTCCAACCCCGAATGGGCAACGGTCCAACCGTTTAATAATCTAAACTTTGTCGCCCTCGGTCCAACCGAGGGCTGCATATAAATCAACCTGCAACTATTGTAAGTTCTCCCTTTGCACGTCTTTCTCTCGCAAATTCCATTTGCTTTAAATCCAGATTAGAAAATTGCGTTTGTGTCATCTGCGCTCCTGTGGGGTTCCCCTTTCGCGTATTATTGTTTTTCGTGTCCATACCGCTTTGACCCGAACCAGCAAATGCACCGGCCCACTCATCCTTGCTTTTGAAATCTTCGACAAGTTGATCCATAGTCATCTTGGTCCCCTTATCATCGGCAATTCTTTCATTTCCGGTCAAAGGATCAATTACGACCGCATGAATCCCCTTATCATTTTCAACTAATTTAACATGCTCCTTCAATGCGTGGAGTATCAAGTGTGGTTGACCGCCTACCTTTGCCAATGACTTCGTAAGCTGAGAATCAGTGACATGTTTGGTTACTTCGGTCATGAGGAAATTAATGCGACTGTCTTTTTCCTTCATGGTTACATCGTGCTTCTCGATCAACTGCACTTCAAGGTCTTTCCATTTACCGGCATCCAACGCTTTCTTTTTTTCGAGTTCGGCCTTTTCCTCCTTGAACTTGCTGAGTTCCGTAAGGTCGCCATCACTAACGCCGTCAAATTTCTTAACCCTTTCAAGGGCCGCTTGCTTTTCGTTTTTCAAATTCTGGTTATTGGCCTTGAGGTTTTGCACGTCACCAACCGCTTTTTTTACAGCCGCTTCAACCGCCTCATTAACCTGACCCTGGTTGAACGTTCCGCCCCCGGTTCCGCCGCCCTTGTCTCCCCCGTCGTCTTCAAATTTTACCAAATTTTCTAATTTAGAAAAACTCATTGCAATCCCCTCCGAATATCGTTACTAAAAGTTTATATATAAATTCCCGGTTCGTCAACTCCAAGATTCAAAATCATAGCAGAAAATATTTTAATTGTTTATTCTTTTTCTCAAATCAGGCAATGTTAAAAGTCTTCCATCCCTTCTTAGCATTTCATTTAATGTCACTTTTCCTCGCCTGAAAAGCATTGCTCTTTCCGGTCCCAATATCCTGTTTTGAGTTGGAACCCCTTGGGTTCTAAGCCAATCCGAATATTTAATAGAACTTTTTACCGGCCCAGGAGTATCGCCACGCGCCACCCTTGTGCCATCAACCGGCTTTTTCAATCCTAATTCCTTGAAACCCACTATGGGCCTGATAACCGAACGACAACCCGCGTGCTGTGGAGGTCTTGACCCGGCCGCGTCATCATACCTGAATATCAGACCGTCAAGGCTTCGACAAATAGGCGTTGTTCGATCATCCAGCGTAGCCACATACTCGTAAGTCGTTGTTATATCCGAATTAGCTCGGTATGTTTCCTCGGCAGACCTGTTTGAAACCTGATTGACAGAAGTCCGAATAATAGCCCTGATTTGATGGCCGGAAAGACCCTGCCTTTTAAACATTCCATCTTTAAACCCTGTGGCCCGTGTCCCCCTGATCCCCCGAACCAATTCCGATGTTGAATCCCCGTTTACAAGCCCAAGACTCAACCGCTTTCTGAATTCCGCTCGCGTTGCAAATCTTTGCCTTTTCCACCAGCTTGCTAATTGGATACCATTAAAAGGCTCCTCCCTGATTATCCGCTTGAGCAAACCGGCATCCAATACCCCAACCCCGAACTGGACTTTTAGCCCCGTATTGCTCCCTGTGGCTTCCTGCAACACCGTCCCGGCAAAATCTGATTCCATGATAGCCAATTCCCTTAAACTTTTTCTCAAATCCTTATCCATCGCCAATATAGAATCGGCAATCACCTCATCTGCTTCCAGCATTAATTTATTCAACCGCCTCTGTTTCGTGTCAAATCGGATAGCGTCACCCAAATCACTTTGGATTAATGCTTTGGTGACTTCTTTTTCCGCAAAATTCAACGGGGTAGATATATCAAAAAACAACCCGTTCTCCACCCGGCGAAGATCGAAAATATGCCGGACCATTTTCCCGGTTGTGTCTCTTGGTAATTTAGCCATTTACTTTTTTCTTCTTTTTCTTATCTTTAATTCTCTTTGATGTTTTTTCATAACGATTCAAATAATTTATTGTGGGGCCAACTTCCTTATATTCCAGCCGATCTTTAAGGCCAGCGGTTTCCTTTTTTAGTTTTTCGTTTTCTGCGAAAAGTTTTTCATTCCTACGGTGAGCTTCCCTTGCCCCGCGAATGTAAGCCTCCAACTCTATGATTCTTGCGCGGTGATTCCTGTTCTCTTCAAACAATTCTTTATTGGTCATCGCCTTCCCCTCCGCCCCCCCCGTCGTTATTACCGTTGCTCAATTCCCTTTCTCTGTTGAAAGCATCCGCTTCATTCTGCATCCGCTTCGACTCTTCATCAAGAATCCGTTGACGCTCTGCACCCTCATCAAAATCTTTCGGCAAGACTTCGCCTTCCTTGAGGGCATCCCACATTGTTTCAATTGAAATCTGATTTGAATTTACTAACTGACTCCACTTATCCACCATTTCCGGCGACATACGGCGATCCGTAAAATCATTGTTAGGAATATATTTTCCGCCAAAATCATCCGCGCCGTTGGTTAGCCATTTTTGATGGAAAGACATCATGCGTGTCATTCCGCGCTTTAATTCCCCAACCATCTTTGAAAGTTTACTGTCGCCCTCTGCTTTATCCTGCTTTAACTTCGTGGCCTTTATATCCGGGTCGCCTTCGACAATAAAGGATAGACCCATACGGGCCATTCTGGTTTCACTATCTCTCACCTCTTCGCGTGTCGCGCTCAATGCCCTTCCTTCATGCTCAAGGAACTTGGCTTCTGCATTCTGAGGCAAATCTAAAACTGAATCAGCGGCCCATTCAATAGCCTTCCCCTTATCGGTAGATGATCGCCCAAAAATAGCAAGCACGGCGATGGAACTAAAATGCAAACTATTTCTATGGTCAGAACGGCTCTGCCAATGGGAAATATTTTCATAAGCCAAATCTAACAAGGGCGGCGTGCTGGTAAACATTCCCTGCCTATTGAAATTGAAAATAACTAGCGGGATTTCTCCCAAGGTATTTATTCCCTCTGAAATAATATGCAGATCATCCGATTCTTTTCCGTCTTTTATAATATGTCTCCACACTTGAAACGAATTTTCCTGAATTACTTTGTACTGCCTAAAAATCTCTTCTGTGAAATCGCCGGACGGTGCTGTGACGTATTCAAGAATAACAATTTGCTGGAAAATAACTTTCCCATTTTGAATCCTTGTCCTCCACGATAAAATATTTTCTGCCTCGATCATGACCCAATAAGGCCGTAAGCCTAAAGCCCTTTCCTCCGCAAGATTTGTCACGCCGTTATTGATTGTAAAATCCACAAATCCATAAACCTGGCCTAACGTGCAACCCTCATCGAAAGCCTGAAACGCAAATTCATCAACGTCATTACCCATTAGGTCCACGTCCTCCAAGTGTTCCGCTATCTGCTCCGGGGTGTCATCTGAAAGGGAGGCATCTTTCCTGAAAACCATTCCTGCCATCCCGACCTTTGTTTCTCTAAAAACATTGAAGAAAGAAACGCGCCGTAAACGCTTGCCATAATTTCCCAAGCTCTCAAGCGGATTCCTTGGTAGGTATTGTTCCCCCGCCGCCCTCATTGACGGAGTTCCGCCTGTAACATCCCTAACGACTTTCCATTCCGGGGCCATCTTTAAATATGAACTTGACAAATGCCTTGGGTCGTCTTTTTTATGGGCCATGATTTTCCCTTTAATGACTGATGATTGATTGGTGGGTGGTCCCAGACTCTCCCATAACACGGTAGCCAACTTCATCTTGGCAATGATCCTCTTGAGTAGTGTCTATATCCTCCACTTTCTTTTTATCCCTTTGAGTAACAGGAAAACATCTCAAAAATCCATCGGTGCAATTTGGAAAGGTGTAAAGACCCGCCTCCTCTAAACTTCCCCCCTTTGACGCGGTAAGCATCTGCCTGATTCTTTGCCACCTGATAATTCTTGAACCGGGCCTGTTCTCGCCGGGCAACCAATCAACTCCCGTATCCGCCATATCCTGTGCAATAGATGGCCCCCTCGAGCAATCCCATATTGAAGGATCGGCGGGGCCGGGATTGACGCGCCCTTCAAGGCCATAGATTTTTTCCCTTTCCAGAACTCCACGAGCGATTTCAGAATTCGTCATTTTCAATCCCTCGTTTGGCTTTCCAGACCATCCATACCATTCTGCGATTCTGAATATTGTGCCGTAAGGAAATTTTTTCATTACCTTTCCATTCGGCGTATTTATTTCCACGTCTGTTCCGTCCGATTCCGCCCACCACCCAACCGAAAATGGTTTTGATGAACCCCAATCAAAACTTCTGTCGATCATCCACGACCGGGGAATATCGAATGGTGGAATGATATGTATTTTACGGTTCCAAATATCATCAAAGAAACCGCCAGCAACTATATCCCAATCCCCGTAAAGCCATGCCTTCAATAAATAATCTGGTATGCCGCTCGCCTTGATGCGCTTCCAATAATTCGGGTCTTTGTGTTGTAGGATTATATTGTCCCGCAACTTCGCTGGAATAAATATCCTAATCCCTCCCTCCAAATTTTTTATCGGAGTCATTGGCGGAGCAGGGTCAATGAAATATTTTTTTATATGATTATGCCCAACCCCGCCTGGATTGAAAGATGCAACAAAAACTTTTCGATCAACCTTTGGCGACCGCAAGCAAACTTTAATTCTATTAATAGGATCGGGTGATGGAAATTCCCCATATTCATCAACGGCAATAAATGTATACTCATGCCCTTGATAATTTCCAGCATCCCGGTCTTTATCAAGATAGCGAAGTTTTAACCGCGCGCCGTCTTTGTCTATGAAAGTTCTTTTTCCGCTTACATATCGCCAACCGGACCCTTCCAATAATTCGATGGCCCTGAGTTCTAATTGCTCAAGCTCTGGATACGTTCGGCGGAAAATAATTCCCCTCGCATCCCCCCCAACTTCATAGACGTGCTGAATCCATTTCCCTATTATACCATCACTCTTCCCGCCTCCCCGTGCGCCGCCGTAACCGATTTCCTCCCAAGGGCAACGGATCAAATTTCTTTGAGGGCCGGGTTGCGCCCTCCAAATTCTCTTTATAGCCCTGTTTACTGCGTTCACGAAATCGCCTGATTATAATTTCACATTGCCATTGACCGCCAAGGCTTCCATCTGCTTGGATTTTATCACGGCACATTCCATTGAACTTTTTGCAGGATCGAAAGTGAGCATGGTCCCCTTCGGCGATCTTAACGTGACGGTACATCCGTGTTCTGTTTTCATTAGCGTAATATCGTATTGATAGAGGCCGATGTGGTCGCCAACTTCTTTTGGTGTTTCAATTTTCATTTATTGGCCTCATTTCAAACATAAACGAATGGTGCATGTAGTTTTCAGCTACCATGCCCATTGACGGTTTGGATCGCTTTCCGATTCTCACGGCAATATTTCCTGGCCGCCTCTCCATGACCATATCCCAAACATTCCCGCCTTGATTCAGAGCATTGATGAAATTTTTCTCTGCAAGTTCTTTGAGTTCTTTATCTTGGACCTCTGCCGTCCAATCCCATACCCCTTTCCGCCTGTGACCCCTAACCCTGACCACGGCTTTCATGGATGGTAACTCCTTTCGAGCGTCTCAAATGCCTTTCGTATTTCGCGCCTTCCCTGATCCGCCAATTGCTTATTGACATCCGGGTGACGTGAAAATTCTACAATTAAAATGTCGAATGTATTTGATAGGCCAGTCAAATTTTGACCCCTTACCGCCGGGAAACATCTTTTTCCGCCTGTCGCATATTGGTCTTTTATTCTCTGTAAATTCTTTGGGTCGATATTCAAATAACCCTCGATGAAAATCAGATCATAATTCTCTCTGCCAAACAACGGCTCCGGCATACTGCAAAATTTCCACGTTTCTGTGTCTAATGAATTTTTCTCGATAAATACTTGGTATCTTTGAAACGTATCTGTAACAACGTAAATCCTCTTATGCGTCATTGCGTTCACTCTCCATCATGAATTTAAAAGACTTTGCTACCTCGATTGAAATAGGCATCTTGACTGTGTTATAATCCCTTGCCATGAGTTCCATTTCAAACTTTTCCCCGTCCCTGACTATTTCGACATTCAACCCGGACATTGCGATCCTCTTGACCTCCATGATGTTCCCCTGCAAATTATTCATTGCTCTCCCCCGGTTTCTGTTTGGTCGTTTCCATCTATCCCGGCTTCCCCGCCGAATTCCTTCAACCACTCTTCCTTGGTCATTGGTTTTTCCACGACCACGACACCCGGAACGCCGGTATTTTCACTAACGGTCGTTTCTTTCCATCCCAATTGAGTCTTGGCAATGAATATACCCGCCGTGGTATTTCCTCTAATCGCATCCTGATAAAGCCTGCCCACCACTTGAGAATTTCTTTTCATGGAGGTGGTGTCTAACTCTTCCCGATAATGCTTGGTCAGAGTCTTCTTGGTAATCTTTATCATCTTGGCGATATCGTTTTGATTCACCCCGGACAAACTTAGAGCCTCCACCACTCCAAGGTCATAATCATTTCGCTTATATTCAGGGCGACCTCTGCCGTCTTTTTTTTCTGTGGTTGCTGTATTCATATTCCCTTGATTGGTACGGTTGCGATTGGATTGATATCAAACCCAATTTCATTTTTTCTATTGGTCTTTGATGCGCCGGTATCGAATTTAATTAATTTCGCTCCCCACTTTTTCCTGAGTAATATATTTTGTTGCATTTCTCGATTGATTGTCCGGTATGCCGCGCAACCTCCCGGCTTTCCGTGTTGATCGCATTTATAATAATACATATTCAGCCGCAGAATCTTTCGGTATTCATTTAACGCCTGAATTGAAAAATCATAATCTTCCTTTAACGGCAATTTCTCATCATACCGGATGTCGCTATTGATGTGACCATGAAGCGGACCCAATATCATGCTAGATAATGAAAACGGTGTGTACTCTCGATAGGTTCCCTTATCGAATGCAAGATTGATCCCCCACATTTTTACATCAAATTCGACCGCCAATTCAAAACCCATTTCGACAAATTCCATTGCCTGATTTGGGGTCAACTTCCTCCCATAGACTCCATATTCCCCCGGACCTTCCCGCATGGTCCAACGCCCAATGTCGGAGTAATCGTCATCTATAATTAGGACAACCGGAACGTGGTCCATGATCCAATTGCGAACCCGCGAAATGTTCCCTTGAACGCCTGACGGTAAGGCGATGATCTTATCATGCACATTTTTATAAGCCTTGTACTCCGACTCATCCACAACGTAGGTTAGGTCTGGAAAATATTTATGGCTTGTGCAAATATCTGGGCGTTTGTAAGACGGGCTATAAATCTCGAAATTCATTCTTGGTCCCCGGACTCTCTGAAAGGATCGGGTACGGCCCTTTCTGTGTGATGCCCGTCCAATTCCGAATTCTGCTCTTTCAGATACTGTGCGCCATCCAGAACCCGCCCAACTCCGATTGACCACTGTTCCCCGTTTGCCCTATATCCAGCCGCCCGGTCGATCCTGAAATGAGTACGAGCCGCAAGCCAATCAACCTCATTCCTGAAAAGCAGGACCACATAGTTGTTGGCCTCCCCCAAAACCTCTGAAAATTTAACCTCCCCCTCCTTGCTTTGGCCTCCACCTGCAAACGGGTCTTCACTGGGGCCACCGAATAACGCCGCCAATTCTTGCTGGCTGAATCCGGTCTTGAACATATCGAATGAACCATCATCCAGCCCGGTCATCATATCCCCTAGATTCGGTATATCCCATTCGGTCCACTCATTTGTCTTATTATCGGATATCGCACGAGCCAACGCATCCTGCTTGGTTCCAGAATAGACAATGCACGGGAATTCCTTCATGCCAATACTTCCCCCGGCTTCGAGCCGATGGTTCCCGCAAAGAACCGTGTATCCGCTCCCCTCTTGGTATACCTGCAAAGGAACTTGGAACCCGTGGGCGAGTATTTGCGCCTTCAACCGCTCCACCTTTCCAGAGCCATCAACCCGCCTTGGGTTCCCCGGCAATTTATAGAGCTTATCCCGGTTGATATAAACCATTTCGATCCGGTCCAACTGAGCATCATCTTCGTTTTTCATGATTTTCTTTTTATAGGGTGGATAAAATATTAATCATTCGTGCGAATTAACCCACAAATCCTCCAGTCATTTCTGCTTCTTGAAATCCGATGGCGACATAAGTTTAATCAATTCAAAGTCTGCAATCTTTTGGACTCCACGCCAAAAACATCTTCGGCAGACCATTCCCCTGGACTCAATGATGTATTTTCCACTCGTAGTGTTGTTTTTATTGTTCGTAACGCTTCTGGTTGATGTTCCTAAATGAAAATTACTCGCCCCTTTGGGAATATCGGCCTCACTTAATCCAACTTGACAACAAATACAGGAGTTGATTGGTTTCACTGGACCTTTATAAGCATGGCTCGAAATCTTTATTAAACATTTTGGGCAGACCTTCCTCGGTATTCCGCCATCCAACTTTTTAAAGATATGTGAGCAATGGAAACACTTAACCATTTCCAGAGCCGTTTGTGTTGGTGTCCTCAATATCCACAATTTCGCTATAAACCTCCCCTGCCGATTCGATATGCACCCCGTATATTTCCAGAACACACACCGGCTCTTCCATCCCGTCTTGTTTCCATGCCACGCTTTTGATTCTCAACTGCCCGGTGATATCCACGTCCCCAAACATGATCTTGGTTCCCTTTGGGCTTCCATCCCCGATAATCTTGACTATCTTTTTCTGGCTCAATTTAGATTCCCCATTTTGATTTCGGTTAATTTCTAGAAATTATTTTACCCGCATTCCGGGCAATTAACCCACTGACCGTTTCCCAACTCTTCCGCATTTCACCGCATGATGGACATTTTCTGGTTGCCAGCCTGATTTGAGCGTCCCCGAACAACTCAACACGACACGCTAAACATTTGCCCCCCCGCCTTTACTCGCCCTTACACTTTCATGCATCGCTTGCGCCTGGCAGTGACTCATTTTTTTTATTAGGCATTGGACGGGGAATTTTACCTGTCACTGGTTCCCTTTCTTATTTCTCTTGGGTTGTTTCCTGAGTTTTGGCTTTTTTTTCATAACATCCGAATCCGGCAACCCTATATAAACTGGTCCCACGTCTTCCCCGGTCCACGAATCATCCATAACCTGATTTTCGGTGAGTTCCTTCCCGTTCATCATATTGAAATATAATTTATGTTTTTGTTTCTGGGATTTTCTTAACTTGAATACTACTGTCAGGAGTGGTTTATCTGGTTGGGCCTCGAAACCCTCAATCAAATTAACATTGAGGTTATTAATTTTTATAATTTCTGCCTTACTTTTCACTGTAGATACCTGTGGTTATTTTGATGCTTTCCCCTTGGCGAATCCCCCTTGAAACGCCGCCTTGATTTCTACCGCCCTTAGCCGCTTATCGGTTCCAGAATGGTCCTTTTTCGACTCTCTCACAATTCTGTTCATTTTTTTCCATTGGGCTTTATCCCCGGAACTCTTTGAAACCAATATAGAAATATTGTTTGTGTTGTTCCAGATCGCCCAACCCGCTCCAACAAAGATGACAGATATAAAACCTAAAAGCAAGGCTAGGATTCCGATTATCAACTTTACAAACATCGGGTTAACCTTGATTGTCTGGTCTGCCATTTTTTATCCCCCTGGAAAAAGGTCTTGAGACACGGAAAAAATAATGACTAAATTCATGTAATCTTCATCGGGAATACACCTATACTCGCTATCTCAGGAGCAAGGAATAAGTTCCGGCATCCTTGTCACCCGGGTTGTCTCTTTGGGAATGATGGCGAATGAAACGATTATCGAAACAAAGACCATGACCTACATGATATAAGGTCTATCCATTTTTTTTCTTTTTATCTAAATATTCATTCGGTGCTGGTCGCCACTTTAATTCCTTGATAAAATTCTCACCAGCATCAAATACCTTGCACGGTTAATGGTGATTGGCAGAATTCCCGAATACCATTTCAGGCAACCCGCTTTCCATGTTGCAAACTGGGCAAACTATACTGTAATATTTACCGTTATCGAACTTCAAGACCGCTCTACGGCTTTTCAAAATGAAGCCAGCACTGTTTATTATAATCATCTATTTCCTCTTCGCATCCTTCGTGGCCGCAAGTCGCTACTGTGAAAACGTGGCTTATTTCTTCAGTTGGGTGGCTGGCAGCAACTACTTTAGAGGCCGCAACGCATCCACGGTGAACCTTGGTGCCATTTACATCCGTAAAAAAAGATATCCCAAGTGGACGGCCACACTCGGCGCACCTTTCGCCTAATTCAGATTGATTTGTGTCGTTTTGCATTTTCGATTAACTCCGAAAGCATACTGCTTTCGTATCCTTTTAAAAATTCGATGTGGTCTAGGTAGGAATTTATAAGGCTGTGGCCTTCGCCATCCCTAATATAAATCTTATGCCAAGGTTATCGAATAGCCTCAATGAGTGACGATCCTATGATGTGCGCCATTACTTGATCATCATCATTTGCAAAATATTAAATTTCAACACTTCTATCTCATCCACCTTTTGGCTGGCAAATAAGACAACCTTGACCCCAATTCTCCATTCAAGAGGCAATGTTTTCAAGGTATTCATGATAATCATACACCCTTAAGAATATCCGATCATGTATTTAGGGGAGTGTTCCAGAATCATATCAGCCGTTTTTTTACCACGGCGGATGGCCTAATCCACCACAAAAATTTATTCCAGAAACTTTCTTTGAGGTCTTCATAGATATTCTTGGTGGGGTTGTGAATCAAGGCTATCGGGGAGTTATTGTCCGGCTCCCCGATAGCCTCTGGCTGGGGAATGGCTTCGTGCGGCCCCGGTTACTGCCGCGCCAATCATGCCAGTAGACATCCACATTGGCTTTTCAACCTCGGTCATCTTTGCCACGGTCTTGGTCTTGGTGATGATTCTGACTTTCTTTTTCTTCGCCGGAATCTTTACATTTCCCTTTTCAGGGGCTTTCCCCACCCCCTGTTTCGGAATATCCATTTGCTCTCCCTCAATGTCCGTCTGGTTTTGGGTCGAATTCAATATGTAGATGATCTTTTTCGACCACGACATCAAATTCAACACCTAATGCTTTCCTCATGTTTCGGGCAAGTTGTTCCACCATTTCCCCGACCCCCCAAATGCCGAGGTCGAATGCTTCGCCGGTCGGATGCTTACTTGTCTTCAACCTACCCGGAGCATCATCGGTCCCGCTTGTTACACGACAATCACCAATGAAATCCATGCCCACCCAAACGGTGTAGGTACTCTGGATTGCCAGCGCGATTTCTGGGAGAATTCCTTCAATCCTGCATGATCTTTTAAATATGAGCCTTGGTATTCGGTTAGCCATACCTGAATGGTAGCACAATTCCATAATTTTTCACAAAGAAATTGCTAAATTTTCCGCCGTCCAATATTTCAGGACTACTTTCACTTTACGGAAACCAGCAGTCGCATTCGTCACCGTCTGCGGTTTCCACGGCGACAAAATACTCTCCCTTGGATTCTCTTTTAACTTTCGCATTTGTTAATTTTTCCATCATCTAAAATCCTTTTTATCATCCTATCCAGATTATCCAAAGATTTTTGGCTTCTTTTCCCGTGGGTCTTTCCAGACACATATCCTTCACGAAAGGCGTGTTAAATCAGCGCGTTTAAAACGTCATCATGACTTTTCCCGGCACGGCTGAAAAGGCAATCGTCTTAGCTATTGATATCGGCATCCCCGGCCTCTCCCCCGAAGTATTGACATTTCATTTAGACCTCCCAGCATATTCCGATGCCGCCAATAACAAGGCATGGATGATAGACTGCGCCTTGCCGTTTCCGCATGACATTCCATTCGGGCTGTTTGGAAATAGAGTTACCTTACCCTTAAAATCATCAAAAGGGGAATCTGCAATCACAATAGAACAGGTTTCCCTAATCTTATTTATCAAGGCTCTCTCACCGTCTGCCGAGTATAGAATCTCAATGTCTGTCATCACGCCATCATAACCTTGATAATTTATATGGGCATCGAAATATTCTTACAATGATTCGTATGACCCGCCGGGTTCATATCCTAAAAACTTGGCGACCAGCTCCGTTTGCGCCTCATCTATTTTCTCGATCATTGTTTTCCCCAACCCTTACCAGACATCAAGGCAACGCCCTTGCGGTATTGACGCTTGATCCTGGCGGTCTTCGATTTTCGATTATGGTTATTGGCAGTCTCGACAATCGTTTTTTTTCCGTTCTGGAATAAAAGTTCAAAAACGATGTCGCCTTCCTTGGCCCCGGTCACATCCTTGCCAGCAATATAAAAATATTGAAAATAATTAACAGGGATAAAACATTCCCCTGCTTCCATAAGCACATCATCCTCCGGCAAGCAACTTTCATCCTGATTGATAATCGTTTTTTTTGGCGTTTCTTTTTTCGCTGTAATTTTTTTTACCATCACTTCCCCTTCGTTCTTATGATTTGAAATTTAGATTATACCTCTCTATATTATTATAATGTATATATTTTTCGGCGAGTTATCCCCAGATAATGAAAATCACGCTTGCATGTATGGCAGTAGCAATTTTTAAATCTGGTTATCTTAGCCATTGCTACGTTCCACACACTTTGAGCAATACAAATCACTGCCGCCTATGATTTTTTTGCCGTCAAACTCCAGGAACTCCCTTAAAATATCATCGGCGGTCTGCTAGAAAAAAAACAATTCTTTGCATTCATGGCACTGGAACATAATCCCAGTTTCGTCAATTCCGAAACAATCAACGTCCACGACTACTCCATGATTTCAAGCACGGCATGTTTCCCCAGCTTGGTCGCCGTGGCATTGACAATGGTCCTCATTGCTCTGGCGGTTATCCCCTGCTTTCCGATTATCTTTCCAACTTCACCATCGGCAACGCTTATTTCATAGACAAGCACTTTCTCGCCCTTAATCTCATTGACCCCTACTTTTTCAGGCTCATCAACCAATGCCTTTACAATTGTAATTATTAAATCTTTCACAGTTAATACCCTTTTTCAAATTCTGTTTAATCTATTATATCCCTGTGACCGTCTTCCAGCCAAGTGCTGTTATCCCATTCATATTCACATCCGCCTTCGCTTTTACGGTAACAGACCTGATAAGTTATTTCTCCGGTTTCCCCGCTTTGGACATGCTTCCTCATTTGCACAACACCATTTTGGTGTCTTGATTCATTATAAATTTTCTGCCCTATTCTAAATTTATAGTTAACGAATTCCCCTGCATCTGTCATACTCTTCCCAATTTTTTCATGATTAAGGTTTTTGGTATTAAATCTTTTTTCAGATAAAGAGGGTGGTGCGGCGACCCGTTTTTATTGATTTCCAACGCCTTCAACTCGGTCTTTGTATGGAATTTAATGGTCGTTATGAACGCGCCTTCAAATCCACGATATGCTTTCTGAGGATGATTCCCCAACCGAAAACCACAACCCCGGGGAATTTCACAACCCCCACAATCTTCTGTATATTTTCATAGAATAGACTTATTTTAGTCCTATCCAATTCATATAATTTCATCGGATCGTCTGGCCGTAATGAAAAAATATTCAGGACGTGAAGCCCACCATACCCCCAACGCTCTGCATAATTCTGACACCGGGTAAAACGGTTGGATCATTCTGCCACTCATCGTCAGCCGATGGGTTTAATAGGATGAACGTGGCGCACTTCCCGCCGGGGTTCCATACCCTCCAAAGATCAAAGCGATGTTTCTTGCATTCTGAAAAAGTCGCCATGGCATTTAGGAAAAGATTATTTTTCATTTAGCACCTTTGGTTCCACAACACAACAGCAGGCTCAAGCGATAATAGTGCCGGGGTGCATGGGCTCATCCTGCACGACTTTTCTTTGCAGGCGATTAGGGCTTACCTCGACCCTATCTTAACCCAGGGCATCATTTATTAGGATGAAAACACCATCGGCTCCCGACCGCAAAACGGGCATGGCAATAATCCCATTCTCATTCCTTGGATTCCCTTGCTTGGCTGTCAACCTCATTATTGAATGGAATTAATCCGATGATAAAATCAGCGAAATCTTTCTCCCCCTGCCTCGACTCAAGCCAAAAATCAAAATCCCCTGGAAATCTCTTTTTAGTTGCCTTGACAATTTTATTAAGCAGGTGTTCCATCTGGACAAAATCGGAATAATTTTTACCCTCGGCAGGCCATATATATTTATCCGCAATTTCCCGAGTCTCTTTATTCGGCTTGGTATTCTTTTCCATGATGCTCGCTCTAATTTTAGGAATTTAAATAATATTATTTTAACGCTTCACCATTTTGGGTTTATAAGGCCGAATGGCACGTTAATATTCACTGGTGTTCTTTCCCGAAAATGACCCGCTTCCTTTATCCGGTTTTATTTTTGATATTGACTCGCTTTGACTATCTGGTTTGATTGGAAATGATGACTCGCTTTGACTATCTGGTTTGATTGGAAATGATGACTCGCTTTGACTATCTGGTTTGATTGGAAATGATGACTCGCTTTGACTAT